CCAGCTCATGGAAGAACGCACGCGCCTTATAAATGCCATCGAGGATTTAGATGACCCACTGGAGAATATCGTGTTGAGATTAATGTACGTGAATGGCTACTCGTGGCAAGAAACCAAGAAAGAATTAAATTATTCTCATGCGACAATCCAAAGAGCAAGAGCGAAAGCGATTGAGCATTTAGTTATTAAAGATGAACCAACCTTTAACAAATGATACAATCAACGTGATAATATAGTATACAGAAAGAGATTCGTAAGGCAGCAGAAACGTTCGCAAGCCTAATTGTTTTGTCTCCTTATTTTCAGTACCAATGATCTGCAATAGCTTTGTGGATCTCTTTTGTTATTTTAAAAGGTGATAATATGAGACCACAGAAGCTAACTATGTCAAGAGGTAAGCGAGTCTTATCTGACTATGGATCAAGGCAAGACGAATACGCTGAATACAATCGTATGCGATGGAAGTATGATCGTGAAGCCAAAGCATTTTATAATTCGAAAGAGTGGAAAGCATTATCTCGATTGGTTCTGCTTGAGAATGATTATGTATGTGAATATTGTGGAGACGAAGCAACAATGTCAGATCATGTGATTCCATTGAAAGCTGATTGGAATCGAAGATTAGATAGAACGAATCTGAAAGCAAGTTGTAAAAGATGTAATGATAAGAGAGCAATTCTCTATCGTAACAATCTATTGTGATTGTCATTCGTGTCAACCAACCGAACCCGACTGCGGGTCTTGGGTGAACGAAGATAAAAAGAAATGGGGTTAATGTTCGGAATTTACCCCCACTATTTTATGAACGGGGCTATATGGTTCGTGATTCAAAGGACGCGGCCTCTTTTGTACGAAAAATTCCGTTTTTAAAAAGTCGTTTCAGTAAAGGAGGTGTCAATTTGGGACGAAAAATGAAGCTAGTGGCGACTACTAAAAGCCATTTAACCAAAGAAGAAAAAATCGCACGCAAAAAGATCGAAGATAAGGCTTCTGATGGTTTGGAAGCATTGCAGATCACACCACCAAAACACTTCGATGCGATTGCAAAAGCTGAATACAAGCGCGTGATTAATGATCTGCGAAAGCTACCCCTCAGAAATCTTGATCGAGCGATTTTAGAGACCTATTGTACATGGTACGCAGTCTACAAGGAAATATCCCGTGGATTGCAGAAAGAGGGATATGTGTACGAGACAAGCAGTGGTAAGGTATTACCGAATAAAATGCTATACAGTCTTGAGCGTGCGACTACTAACTTAACACGAGCAGCATCACAGCTTGGTCTGACTGTGGACAGTCGAATGAAGTTATACGTTCCACAAGTGGAAGAGAAGAAAACCAGTATATTTGATAAATTCGGAGGATAAAGCTATTTCTTAATGAAATGGCTTTTTATTTTAGGCCGTTGGTGTAGAGGTAACATGACAAGCTCCAACCTTGTAGTCGTGGGTTCGATTCCTACACGGTCTGTATTTTGCCAGAAAGGAGGATTGAAACAATCGTAGATAAGAAATATCAAGATGTAGCTTATAAGTATGCTAAAGAAGTGCTGGACGGCAAGCGTAGAGTGAGTGTAAAAGTCTACAAGGTTTGCAAGCGACACATGAGAGATTTGGAGAATATTCCTAACAGCGACTACGACTACTTTCCCGATATGGCGCAAAACCCGATTGACTTTATTGAAATCCTCCCAGATGTCAAAACTGGCAAGCCTTATCCACTAGCGGAATTTCAAAAATTCATCATCGCTAGTTTATACGGTTGGCGCAAAAAGTCAGATAAGACTATCAGACGTTTTAGAAAGGCTATGATATCCCTTGCCCGCAAGAATGGTAAGACAATTCTTGTCGCTGGTATCTTGCTTTATGAATTTCTGTTTGGTAGGAATCCAGCAATGTCCAGACAGTTATTTTGTACAGCAAACGATAAAACGCAGGCAAAGATAGCATTCGAGATGGCACGTAAGCAGTTGGATGCATTGAGGGCGCAAGATGAAGATGTCCGAAAAGCCACTAAACGAGTGCGTGAGGAATTGCGAAATTTGGTAGATGAATCCTATATACGACCGCTTTCCCGTGATACGGGGGCGGGGGGTGGGG